CAAGAGCAACGGAAGTCGATTATGCCGTATTAAACAAGGCGTGCGAATACGCTACCGAAACGGTGGACGGCTATTTACGTTCACGTTATTTGCTACCGTTAAATGATGTGCCAACGCTTGTGCGTAACATTTGCCTACAACTGGCTCGCTATTGGTTGTATTCACGCCGTCCTGAAGGCAAAGGCTTTCCTGACAATGTGAAAGAAACCCACAGCCAAGCCTTAAAAGATTTGGAACGTATTGCCGACGGCAAATTGCATTTGGGCTTAACGGAAATCGGCGTGAATGGCGATGACACTTTGACATCCGCACTGAAATTCAAAACTAAAGCCCAGCAGAAATTGGATTTGTCGGGCTATTAAGGGAGCATCAATGAGTGCCACTTTACCTATTTTGGAAAGCATCCGAAACCACATCGAACAGAAGACCACGCGTTTTAGCATCGAGTTGTTTCCTGATGACCTAGACCGCTACAACCTCACCGACCAATATGGTGCAGTGTTGGTGCAGTATGCAGGCTCCAAATTTGAAAGTCTTGATAGCACTGACATTATCCAACAACGCCGCAAAGTGCTGATTGCCCTCACAGTGATTGCCCGCAGTCAGCACGATGACACAGGTGCACTGGACATGCTCGACCAGTTACGGCTGGCGATTGTGGGATTTAAGCCTACCAATTGCACTGCTTGTCATTTGGTGAGCGAAGAATTTGCAGGCGAAGAAAGCGGCTTGTGGCAATACCAGCTCATCATTCAAACCGAAACGTGGCAGGTGGAAGAACGCCAGCCGCAAAATTTACCAAAATTTACCGCGGCACGGACACCGCAAGATATTTTGGCGGAATTTATCACTCACTGCGAAAAAGCAGAAACGCTTGAAGCCTTACAAACCTTATTCAAACAAGCCTACATCGCCTTAAAAAGTGAGCCTGAATTACAAGCTAAAGCCAAAACGGCTTATGAAAACCGAAAAGAGAGTTTAACCACCAAGGAGAATAACGATGAGTGGAATTAACAAAATCATCATTGTCGGACGTTTAGGTAACGCCCCCGAAATGCGAACAATGCAAAATGGCGATCCAGTGGCAAGAATCAGTGTAGCCACATCGGAAGAATGGACTGACAAGCAAACTGGCGAGAAAAAGCAAAATACCGAATGGCACAGCGTGATTGTCTTTCGCAAACTTGCCGAAATTATGGGGCAATACCTCAAAAAAGGCTCGCAAGTTTATGTAGAAGGCAAAATTCGCACTCGCAAATGGCAAGACCAAAACGGACAAGACCGCTACACCACTGAAATTATTGCCGACCAGTTGCAAATGCTGGGTAACTCACAAGGTGGTAATAGCAATAACTGGGCACAAGAGCCACAGAGTAAGCCAAAACCACAACAATCTCAACAAAAAGGATGGGACGGCTACGCCGATCACGAACGCCAACAAGGTGGTAATTTTGATGATGATATAGAAACAACCGTTTTAAAGGAACTGACTATGACTAGAAATCTACGGAAGAAGATACCACCGCCACACCGATGTATGTTCATAAAGGTGGGGCATTGTGTGCCACACCTGAAAAAAACAGAAACAGCAGTAAAGGAAAGCCCTAGCGGTTTAAAAGCTCTTTCTAAAGCTGCTGCATAATCATTTCCTCAAGCCACGTTAATGCGTGGCTTTATTTTTACTCAAGCAAAAGGAACTGAAAGCTTATAAGTTTACTTGTAAGTTTTTGATGAAAATTGACCGCTTGTTGAATGCAAGCGGTTAGATGTAATAGGAAATAACTTACTGTATTCATTGAAATAATAGATTATGATTTTATATTGATTATTTCGTAAACCTTTATAACTCCCACTAAGGAAATAAAATGAAATCAGTAAAAACAGCATTGAAAAATCTAAAAAAGCTTATCGATAACAAAATCAACAAAGAGTATCAATGGTTAGATACGATTACCTCAGTTGAGATAATGCAGGAAATTGAACAGCTTTGTTCCTCATTGGATAAATTTGATGAAATAAATCGTCCGTTAGAAATTGCTTATGCTAAATATGTTTGCCTTAAACTCATTAAAAATCTTGAAAAGATAATTACCAAAGAGAGAAAGTCTAAACAATGGCCTAAAAGAGATACTCTTGCTTTTGTTGCTCACTTAATTAAGCTACGTTTAACCATTAAAGAACTTTATTTAATTGAAGTGAAAGGTGAATTACGGAGTGAGGAAGAGCGACAGGCAATTTCGGCAGATGTTACTAAAATTAAAGCAAATTTATCTGAGCATATTGCTTTAGAGGAACAACTGATTGAGGATAAACAGGAGCTTGCAAAATTACAAAGCACGCTTTCTACGCTACAAACCGCTTATGAAGAAGCACAAGAGCAAGCAGAACAAATTACTGAATGGCACACAGAATTATTGCCTATCAAAGATAATTTAGCTGCTGATTCTGATACTGCCAAAAAACTTTTGGGTAATATCAGCACTCTTGCTAATACAGCAGAACAAGCCAAGCCTAAAATAGAACAATACCATAAGGAAATCGAAACAATGATCAACTTATTCAAAAAGCAGAAAGAAGAAATTCAAGAAATCATTGAGGATGCCAACCGTGCCAGTATGGCGGGTTCATTCAAAAAACAAGCTGATGACATTAATACTAAAATGAAATGGGCAGACGGATTTTTAATTGGCTCGCTGATTATCACTGCAGGTATTTCATTATGGGGGTTTAATTCCAGCTTAGTTACCCAAACTATATCAGATGGACAAGTCCAAACGACATTCGATTGGATACAATTCTTTGCTAAATCAGCAATATCATTGCCTTTCTTGATTGTTGCGTGGATTAAATCCAAAGAGCGAGCCTATTTATTCCTCCTAAGAGAAGATTATGGCTACAAATATTCTTCGGCAATGGCATTTGAAGGATATAGAAAACAAGTTCAAGAGCAATCACCAGCATTGGAAGAGCAATTACTACAGATTGCAGTAGAGAATCTAGGTGCTAATCCGACAAAAGTCTTTGAAAAAGATCTTAAAAGTACACCTCTAGAAACCATCATTGATGGTGTAGGCAAACGATTTGACAAAGCCGTTGATGGAATTAAAGGACAAGTAAATGACATTCCCCAAAAGACCAAAGAATTGATTGATGAATAAAATCTAATTGACAACACCGCTCACATCGGATTATCATACCCCCACTTTCAACAGAAAGTTGGGAATTGATGTTTCCAAATTGATTAGTGACAGTAATCATTGTTCTTTAACGAAAATCATAGATTATAATTGAGCTTACTAAACTTTAGTGGGCTTTTTTAGTCTAAAAGAATAGGAGGTAACAATGAAAAGTTTAAATTTAAATGAAGGTTGGAATGGCTAAAATTATCAAACGGCTTAAGGCAGCAAAAAGAAAAGAGGGGTTAACGTTATCACTATCGTTAATCTCTTTTTTTATTGGCGGATTTTTGCTTTTCAAAGAATACTATAAACCGATTGATCTTAGTGGATTAACCCTGCAAGATTGGACTTCAGTCACACAAAGTGCGGTCATTTTTATTTCCGCTATCATTGCCGTTTGCACAATAACATCAACCCGTAAAACATCAAAAGAAAGAGCTACACTTGATGTTGTTTTAGGTGATTATCAAGATAAAGATCTTGTTGAAGCCAGTAATATGATTTTCACCTTAGTTAGAGAGGATAGAAATCAGTTGTTTATCGTTTTCCAAAATGAAGATGGAAAACGGGCGAATGAACGCAGCTCGCTTCTACTGGTATTAAATCGTTACGAGTTTTACGCTTCAGCAATGAATCACGGAATTTTAGATGAACAGTTATTTAAACGCTTACATTGCTCAAATTTTATAAAGTTATGGGATGCTGTATCACCAACAGTAATGAGTATTCGAGATAAAGAACGCAAAGATACGCTATTTAAAGATTTAGAAATTCTTGTTTTACGCTGGAAATCAAATCCATTAAGCGTTGATGATTTATAAAAATTAAAGAGTAAATAGTTTTCAAATCCCACTTCACAACGTGGGATTTTTTATTGACACCGCACCAAACTTCGGATTAAGATAACCGCACTAACAATACAAGTCGGTTATCAAACGCTCCGATTCAAAAGCGGTTTTTTTGTACCTAAAATCTAGGTAAAGATCACTTATGATCGGGTCGAGAGAACCTAATAAAATACCTTAGGGGAATAAGTTCCGCCATCTTGTATTGGTAGTTGAAGCCCGATCGCCAACTAAGCGATCAATACTAACTAAAATACAAGGTACAAAAAAATGACAACTCAAATTCAAACAATCCAGTTCAACCGCCAATCTCTAGTTACATTCGAACAAAACGGCACACATTACACCGCAATGAAACCAATCTGCGAAAATATCGGTTTATGTTGGGATGGACAAAGACAACGCATTCAAAGAGATGAAGTGCTTTCAGAGGGAGCGGTTATCATAACCGTACCTTCAAATGGTGGAAATCAACAAATGATCTGCCTACCCATCGAATATATCAATGGCTGGCTTTTCGGTATCGACATTAAACGCTGCAAACCTGAAATTCGCTAAACTCTGATAATGTACAAAAAAGAATGTTATCAAGCCTTGTACAATTATTGGAATAAGCCACAACAACTTGCACTGCCAGAACCTGAAAAGAAATACACGTTTGAATTTACCGAATACGAACTTCAACAGCTTATTTGGTTATGGTTTGCTTTCAAACGTGGCATCGGCACTTTCCAACACATTGAAAGAGCCTTTAACGTTTTAGGCTCGAACATGAGCGGGCAAATCTACGGACAGGCTTACGAATATTTAAGCGTGTTACGTTCTACCAATCAAATTTTAAACCGCATCACAATGCGATTTTAACATCGACCAAATGACAAACTGGCGTGTATTAAAACACTTTCGAGGCTTTAATCCAAAAGCAGTCAAAATCGACTTCTAAAACACCACAAAATCCGACCGCACTTTTTTAAGCCTGCGGCGGATTCTCACACCTAAAATCCGACAAAAGGAACAGAAAATGAACAAATTAATCATTACGCTCGTGTGTGCATTTGTGGTGTATATGGCGCACGCCCTAAATCTTAATCAGGACTGTGACGGCAAAATCTGTCACACCGAACAGACACAACAATATTAACAAACCACCGCTCTTATGGGCGGTTTTTTATTGGAGTAAATATGGGAAGAGAATTTTTTGATGAATACTGCAGTCCAGAATTATTAGCGTTAATAACTGGATATGTTTGCCCTAAATATCAGATGAAAAGCTTAAATGAATTCGGAATTCCTTTTCTTCATCCAAAAGGAAATAGAAAATTCCCGCTTGTGTTACGATCTGATGGTGACAAAATTTTGAAAGGTGAGAAAGCGCAGCCGATTACACAAACAAAGGAAAGAAGGCGGTCTGCAGTATTAAGTTAGTAAGGGGGATATTATGGCACGTCCAAGAAAACGAATTAATCAAGGATTACCACAAGGTTTAGTGTGTCGGAATCGAAAAAGAGCGGATGGCTCAATCGTGGTTTATTACTACTACACGATGGCAGATAAAAAAGAAGTTGCTTTAGGTAAAGATAAGCATATTGCTATTCTGGAAGCAGCAAAGCTGAATATGCAGTATCTGACGAAAAAAGATAATATCCTTTTTATTGAAGTGCTTGAGCGATATGAAAAAGAAATTGTGCCGCTTAAAAAAGCAAAGAACACTAGAAACTCAAACATTCAGGCAATAAAGAAATTACGCCAATACTTCCAAGATCCACCATTTACCCTTGATGAAATACAGCCTATACACATCCGTGAATATTTAGATTGGAGAAAAGACGTTAAACCAACCGCAAATATCGAAGTTGGGTTATTTGGCCACATTTGGAGCATGGCAAGAGAATGGGGTTACACTGAAAAGATCAGCCCATCAACAGGGGTTAAAAAATTCAAAGTGAATTACCGTGATGTGTACATTGAAGATTATATCTTGGATAAAATCTACGACTGCGCCACAGGTGATATGAAGGACATTATGGATGTGATGTATTTAACCGGACAACGCCCAATAGACGTGGTAAAAATCCATAGTTCACACATTTACAACGATTTACTGCATATTACACAGCAAAAAATAGGTAAACGTGTTGCGATTAAAGTTATAGGTAAACTAAAAGAGATTATCGACAAGCGGATCACTGAAGAAAATCAGTTTCTGTTTACGAATAAATGGGGGCGAAAACTCGAGCGGAGATCGCTTACAGATTATTTCAAAGATACCCGTAATGCGGCATCAAGAAAATATAAAGAGCTAGCCGAAGAGATCAACCAAGTACAATTGAGAGATCTTCGCGCGAAAGCAGCAACAGACCTTTCATTAATGATTGATGATGAACGAGCAAGAAAACAACTTGTCCATACTTCTGCACGTACCACTCAACATTACATCAGAAAAGAAAAACCACTCAATCCAACCAAATAAAAAAGGCTCTTCAAATGAAGGGCCTTTTTTTGTCACAAATCACGTTCCGAAACGTTTTTGAAACTCATTGATTTTATTAAAATTTAAAACCTAAAAATAAGAAAAGGTTTCGGAATTAAAATTGACTTTAGATAGCGTAAATACTGGATTATGCTCTTTTGAAGTCAATGTGAACCAATTTTGGTTTGAATGGGTGACGTTGCATTGCTTGTACTTTAACTGCAACTTCTTTACCACCGATCACTAAAGTAATCACTTCAGAATAGAAAGATTCATGTGCTTGCGCGTTGTTTAATTCATCGTGGTTTAAGATGATTGAAACTGGCTCTTCGCTGCCACCATAAACGATTGCAGGGATTTGACCATTGTGACGCAGGCGGCGG